CATCAGTATCAATACTGATTATAGAGATTTGATTAGTAGTAAATAAATTATTTTGCTTATCACTATATTGTAATCGTGAGTTTTCTTCAATAACTGTTTCTACGTCTTCCATTAATAAATTTAAGGCTTCTTGAGCATTTTCTTCGTTGACATAACAACGTAATACTACACCTAAGAACCTGTCCTTGTATCCACCCGCTTGGTATTGGCGGGTTTCACTTCCTGCATTTAAATGAATTGCAGGAAATTCTTCTATTTCATCCCAAAATTTTAAAAAAGGGTGAACATTATTTGCAACATCTGTAAGCATAGCCCCAGAACCATCAATGCCTTTTAGCTTTTCTGCCAAGGCTTTGAGTATATTAGACCTACGTGAAGTATAAGTTCTTTCTATAGCCATTATACTCTCCTGGTATACAGTCTTAGTTGTACCATGTCTTTTGCGATCTCTCTTATAGACTGATCAATTAAAGTTCGAGGATCTCGTTTTACACTTGCAAATTTTGAACCACTAGTACTTTCGTATACCTGATAAGGATTCTTTCTATAAGTGTAGCCTATGCTAGGAAGTCCTGTTCTGGTAGATTGAATATCTGTAACTCTTACACTGCTTGCGAATCTACCTGTCCTATTTTCTAAGCCAGGGGCATTCATATTCTTTGCCACAGTATCTGGCAGTCTTGAATTCAACATTGTTAATAATCCTGTCACTGATATAGCTTGATTATTTCGTTGATCTTTTCCTGCTGTTCTTTGTTTAATCTTTTTCAGTCGTTTTCTAGCTGTTTTCGCAGGGGCTTTCTTTTTACTTGTAGATATTGCCGTACCTTTTGTTTTCTTTTTTGTATATTTCTTTTTCGGGTCAATAGTAGAAACCATCATTTCTTCTAAGTCTTCGACTATAGTACGAGATCCACGAAGATCTCTTATATCCATATTCCCAAGGTCTCTGGTAAAAGAGTCCATACTTCCTTTTACTATATCAGCAAACATGCCGCCTACCCAAGCGGATAAACGTCCCTTAAATTGATTTAATTCTTTCCACTCTAGCTCTAACTCTATCGTACCTTCTATGCCACGAAGTAAGCTTACATCTTTTGTCCAGTCTACTTTTAGGTTCGCTCCTGACTCTACCGCTGCGCGTAACTTATCGATTAACTCTATCTTATTTTCTGCCGTAGAGCCCACTATCTTGTCTATCTTGTCTATATCTCCGGTTATCTGATAAAGAGCTAATAAAGCTTTTCTCTCATCCTGAGTAAAGTCTGGATCGTCCTCAAAGGTATCTAAAGCCAGTGCTATATAGCTTCTAAGTACACTTATGTTTTTATGGCCTAACTCGTAACTTTCAGATAGATCAGGAAAAAGTTTTGCTGCTACCCTTTTTTGCTGTCTAAAATTAGCTTTTTTATCTACTATCTTCTTACCTGTTCTTATCTGGAAAGATTGACCGTCTACTTGAAAAGTTTTCCTGGAGGACTCTTTTTCTTTTTGAGACATCCCTTTGCTAGCTTTCGCATATGCTTTTCCAAACTCTTCATATTTTTTAGCAAACTCTCCATCTACCTGAAGTATTTGTTTTACTTGAGGATTTCTATCAATAGCTTTCCTTAAAACCTTTGACTCTATAAAAAGTCTTTTACTAAGAGTACCGGCTACGCCTTTTACCGATCTTGGCTTTATAATCTTAGCCATTAAAAATTCTTATACAAGTCTAATACTCGTTTAATATGGTCAGGAAATGCCACATTATCGCGTTGACTAGTAGACGCTTGGTTTTGGATGCTTGCTGCACCAAGGGTTCTTCGTTCTTTATGCTCATCTTTAAGATAGTACGTAACCAAATCGATTACTGCTAGTCTTAAATCTGCAGGGCATGTCTCGTATCCTGCTTTATAAACTACTTCTACAGAGGCAGGACCATGCGGCCAAAACATATAGCCACCCTGATTTGTTCTTAAAATACTATCTGTACTGTAATCAAAGTAGTACTGATAATCAGTTGTTGTTAGTGTTTCATAAGAAGAACCATAAGAGGATCTTTCTTTTACACTTACTACTGTATTAACAGGAGTTTCTGTTAACTGAACCGCATATGTGTTCCAAGTAATATTAAAAGTTTCGGTCTTGTTAGTGGCGAAGTAGTCTACTAAACTATTCCCACAATAGGTTTTTACTAATTGACTCACGGATGGAATTAAAGAGCTTAGTCTCAAATCTTCTTTTGGAGACTGAATTCCCTATGATTCTTTATACTCTGCTAATGTAATTAAATTTGCCATAAGTCCATTAATAAAAACCTTGGGGAAGGAAACCCTTCCCCTCAGTCTCTAGCTGTTATTAAGCTACTGAATCGATCTTGACGCAAGGCTGATCTGAGCCTGCACCGGCGACGATTTCGTTGAAGCCCAAAGATTGGCTAGCAACGATTACGCGACGCTGATTCAATACTTCGTAATCCTGCTCGACGGTTACACCGCGGAGTCGTGGAGCTACGTAGTTTCGTGCGTATACTGCAAAGGCTACTGGTACACCAGCGCCTTCTGCGGCGAACTCTTCAGAAACGATTACTGGAGAGCCGAAAACAGCTCCAACAGTACCCGTTACTTTGATAGCCAGTTCAGTACCGACTTCGTCTAAGCTTTGGAAAGCTGAATCGCTTAACAAATCATAGTACATTTTTTGACTGACGACGAAAGTAACGTCAGAAGGGTTCAAGCCGTACTTACCCATTTCCTTACGAGCATTTAACAAGTCAGCACCAGTCATGGTGTTGAAAGAAGTACCCGCAGCTCCGTTACCAGAGATATCGTGAGTAATAGCAGAAGCTGCACCGTGTCCATCAAGACCCGAAATAGTACCGTTACCTAAAAGGAAGGCCGATTCTACAGCGCGCCCGTGTGCACGTGCTACACCTTCAACCAACATAGGCATCAAGTTAATAAGAGTTTGCTCATCAACTTCGTTGTCCATAAAGGTGGTTGAGATCAAACGATAAGCATTCAAGATAACTTGCTTAGGCTGATACGTAGAGTTAGTTGCGCCTCGGTTCTCTAAAGTACCTGCACGCTCAGTTGCACCTGCGCCGCTTGCCCATGATGCTGGTTCCACATCTACCTGGATAGGAAGAACTGTAGACTTACCATTAACAGGGATTTCGCGGAACAAACGAGCTACTTTCAACTCATTCATGATTTCTTTCTCGATTAAACGAGAAACTTCTTGGTCAATATCGCCAGCATTAGTTGCATAGTCGATACCAGCTTTTTGTTGAAGATCTTGCGCAAAAGAAGTATTCCAACCCTTTTGAGTCATAACACCCAACATGTGAGCTTTCAAGAAATCTTGGCCCCACTTGCTGACGTCAGACTTTTCAGCACGATCAGCGAATACTCGCTTAGACTCACGCATCTTCTGAATTTCTTCAGATTTCTCTTCAAGATCTTTCTTGTATTGAGCGAGAACTTCACCCATATCAGCATCTTTAGCAGAAAGTTTTTCTTGCATATCGCTAAGAAGCTTCTCAGCCCCTGACTCTACACCAGTTCTAATTGCTGATTTAACTTCTTCAGCTTGAAGAGTTTTAGCTTCTGCGTCTGCAGCGGCTTTTTCTTCAGCTTCTTGTACAGCTTTAACTTCAGCTGCTTTTTGCTCGGCTTGCTTCATTGCAATCTTTGCAGCAGTTTCCTCTGCTACCTTCTTAGCAAAAGCTTCCAAGTCGACTTCGGGAGTATTAATTCCTTCCGACATATTAGTCTCCTTTTGGGCAATAGCCCCATCCTGTGCGTCACTAGCTAGTAATGATTTTTCATCCTTAGCCAGAGACGGCTCGGCTAGTTCAACACTATTTATGAAAGTTTTTTTGAATTCTTCGTACTCAGATATCGAGTCAAAAGACTTCGCCAGAGAGAAAGTGGCTGCTTGATTGCAAGGAACGGATACTACCGATACTTCAAACAACTCAGCGTCCTTAATCTTTAGTCCGTCGGTTTCCGTGATATAATCAGCATCCTTGACTCGGAAACCAACAGAAAAAGCCCCAAGGATACCTTCTTTGACTAGTTCACAAACATTAGCGGGTGCAGACTTGCTAATCTTTGCTTCTAACTCCAGACCATTCTCTGTTATTTTGAGGCCTGTAGCTCGACCAATAGGTCGATCATAATCGTGATTGAAAAGAATAATTGGATTCTTTTCAAAGTTTTTCAAGCCGCCCTTTGCCCATGCTTCACTAGAGATAGAATCTCCTGCACGATCAAAATCAGCGGTACTTGCCATACCGCGAATCATCACTGATCCGTCATCTATGGAGTGTGTCTTAAAAGTAGACGTTAAATTAAAAATTTTATCCATATTACTTCTCGTCTGTGCTCTGTACTGCTGGAGCAGGCTTTGGCTTTGGAGCAGCTTTAGGAGCAGGCTTTGGCTTGGGCGCGGGAGGAGGGGGAGGATTCTCCGCCTTCTTAATCTCTGCCCATACTGCCGGAAGACTTCCTTCAAGTGTTTGAAGTAGTCTGGACCAACTACCAAAATGGTTGAGGGCCATACCGGAACGAATAGGAACCTCGTTTCCAAGCTGGTCATAATCATGCTTTTCAAGAACTTTTCCTTTTTCAAGCATAAACATTCCAACTGCTTCTAAAATCTGGTTTCTTACTCGTAATCTAGCCATCGGTGTTATCTCCTTCTACTGGTCTACCGCCTTCATCTGGGTTTGCGGCGCTACCTGCAATGTTTGCAGGTACTCGAAGATCATCATAACCTTCTACTGGATCAAACCCTAAATGGTCCCTGGCTTCATTTGGAGTGATAACTCCAGCATTTACTAATGAAGTATAATACTGGGATTGATCTCTTAACTCCGGCTGAAGCGCAGGAATATCTGTAACGTCTTCATTTAATTCAAAACCAAAGAATCTTTCAAATGCAAAGTTCATCTTACGAACAATAGGTAAGACAGTCTCTAAGTAGTACATTCGCATATTTGGGCGAATATTTGCATTATTTCCAGAGTCCAACATAATAGGTGGTATGCCAAGTGCTTTTAATATAATTTTTTCATTCTCTGAAATGGCACTCTGAAAGTCTAGTTCTTTAAAGTTCACGTTTGCAAAAGAGTCAATCTCTATTCCACCATCTAGAATAAGAGGACGTCTTCCGCCTGCATCTGGTTTGTAACGAATGCTCCAGGATTGTAACATCCTTTCTTTAATTTTCTCTGATAAAGTATTTGGGCTTTTGAGTACTAATCCTGGAACGGCTCCGTTCTTAAAGAAGTTATCTTGAAAATCCCTCATTCTTTTCATAAGAATCATTGTCCGAAGAGCGGGTTTTAGTCTGGATACTCCTCTATAGATAGAGTAGAAAGAGTTGTCTTTGATATGTATAATTTCGCTGGGTTTATAATCAATTCTTTCATTAAAAGTAAACTTCTCAATATAGGTAGAGTCACTAGCGTGTATAACCATCTTGCTTGATGGTAAGTGATATAAGTGCACTCCATCAAAGTAAACGAAAATATTACCATCAAGCAAGAAATCCGTAATAAGATTACGTCTAAACGTACTAATATCTTGAAACGGGTTTGGTTCTTTATTCAGGAGTAAAGAGACTCGCGATCTCTTAATTCCTTTCACTACACTCGCTAAACTCTGAATCTGTGGCCCAACAGCAGTTGGTATCTCTGCTGCGTCATCCACAATGAGGTTTACACCTCTATTTACTACTTCTAGATCTTCGTATGCTCTTTCATATTTAAACGTAAACTCCCTGGAGGAGTCTGTCTTATGGTCAAAGTATGACTGTGCAGGATTTAGCTTTTCGTCTAAATCTTCTGGCTTACGTCCTATAAATGTATCATACCATGCCATGTTTTTCTCTTTGAATCTCTACCCAATTTTCTTGCTTCTTCGCGGTGCCTAGTCCTGGGTTACGTCCATAGACTTTATGTAACTGCAAATGATGCGCATGACACAGGGTAACTGTATGTTCGTATAACTCTGCCCAGTGCTTTTCTATGAATTCATCTCTAAAAGATAATATGTTCTCAGGTAATAGCCTGTTTCTCTTAACATAAGTATGTACTAAGGGACTTAATGTATGATAGTGGTGAAAATCTAACTGTGATATTTCTCCGCAAATATAACACTGAGTGCCTTTTTCATACTTATTCTTTGCTTTATCTCTTATGTATTTTACTATATCTCTTTTTAAATCCATTTTGTATAACCGAAAGTATATCTAATTTGAGGTGTTATGTCAAATACTATTTTTGACCAGGTATCATCAAAACCCGCTGTTGCTTGTTTCGAATGAATATAATGCGTACCGTAGAGCGTCCGCCATGTGCGATGCTCTATTGTGTCTGGGCTTTTCTCGAGCTAGATTTGGATTAGGGTCCCACTGATATTGGTCCAATGCTGACATGCTTTCTAAACATTTCTGATTTACAAAAAGACTGTCATTGTCAACTATAGAAGCTACATGTGCAATTCCATCAAGTACGGATTTTTTAGCGTTGATAGTACTGAGGTCATAGTTTTGTGCAAAGTCAAATCGAGTCTGCTGAGCAGCAGAGTCAATATAAATATAATCAATGTCCCACTTATCCACCAACCTTTGTATCTCTCCTGCATGATGCTCTGTTGTTTTTTCGGCATCAAGATACTCGTCTAGTAAGTAGTACTTTTGTTCATCCCAGTCGTATCCGATGACACAAAAAGCGGTAGGATCTCTATAGCCCACGTCCAGACCAGCAAAAATATCCATTTGGTGAGTTTCCATTCCGTCACAGTTAATAACACATTTTTCGTGATCAAAGTTCCAAACCTGTCCTTCATAGATGTTAAAGTCAGCTTCATATTCCTGTTTGAATTCAGCTTCTGACATAGATTTTCTAGCTTCCATAATATCATTTTCAGATATTCGTGGGTTATCTTTATACGTTGCTTTAATTGATGCCCATTCTGGAAAATCATCTGTAAATCCTCTATCAAAAAATTCAGAGAACCAGTTGTTCCGGCCTCGTGGAGTAGATATAAAAATCGCCTTAGAGTTAGCCTTATCTAGTGTAGGACGCAGAGCTACGTTGAAAGCATCCTTACCATCTGCCAGAGCTGCCTCATCAAAAATAATCAGATCATAGGATCTACCCACACAAGAATCTACTTGATTCACGGATCCCATTCGTATAGTAGAGCCGTTGGATAGTTCAATTACTTTATCTTTTGCGTTGTCTTTAGTTACTTCTAAATCAAAGTGCTTAATTAAGTTTCTTTGTAAGTCAAAAGATATCTGCGAAAGTGAATAGTTCGGAGACATAATTAATATGTTAGAGCCTGGGACAAGAGATACTAATTGACCAATAATATTGGCTATATAAGTTTTACCTTGTCTTCTAGATAGTGCGGCACATACAAAACGATATTTTGGATTATTAATTGCGTTTAAAATAGCTACCTGAGAAGGTAGAGGCTCTATTCCTAACAACTCCATATAAGGCTCTACTTGCAGTTTTAGGTACTTAGCTTCTTGAGCATAATCAAATAAGTAGTCTGAAATTATGTCCTTTCGGCTTATTTGAATAGCCATATTTAATCTTGTCCCATTGATCTAGTTTTACTATAGCGTCTGCAATAGTCCATTTCCGTAAGCTCTTCGGAATCTTCCGGCTCTTTATGACGAATGCTAACTTTCTTTTCTTCGCCCCAGATAAGTTCCCAAGCGTCTCCGTACTTACTAGTACTTACCTTGGATTGTATCTTGTCGCCTGTTATATCGTTTGTTGTGCTCATATTACTTCTTCCAGAATTTACCCATTATTAACTTTGTAATGACTACAAAAGGGTTGAATGCATATTTATAAGTCCAATCATACTTCGCATAATCTAGTTCATATTCAGAACGGAGAGTCCACTGTCGTTTCCAATTATCTACGTACATTCCTTCGTACTCTAGAATAGCATGGCCGCCTCCGTTTACTGTTACATAGCAAATCTTGAATTTACCAGTAAGTAACATTTTAAGAAACTTAAATCTGCTTCTTTCTGCAAGGAGCCAAGCGACTGTAAGAGCATAGTCTTCACAGTCGCCTTCGTCTTTCTCCGCATCTACATCTAATACTCTCCAGTAATCTGCGGCATCGTACTGTACGGTATCATACTCGTATACAAATAAGTCATTTACTCTTGTTACCGCTTGAAATCTGTTTAGTATCATTTTTTGCCCCCAACGGCATCTGCTGCAAAGAATGCAGAAACTAAGACTGCAATTGAGGCAAAATATGTTGGTGCGATATCAGCGATTAAATTAGCTGCTTGATCCAATCCAAACATCGAAGTCAAAAAGATACCGAAAGGGTATAGTAAAAGACCAATTAAAGAAAACCATGCCATCTTACGAATAGCATCTCGTTGTGCATCTTTATCTTCGAGTTCTTTTCTTTTAAACTCTAAATGCATTGCAATTTCTTCGTCTGTAACTACTCCATCGCCGTTTGCATCTGCTGGGTGCATCTCGCTCATTACCACTTCACCTTATCTGCCCAGTATGCTGCGGACATCTTGCCTTTAGCAATATTCTTCGCATGACGAGCCTTGAAGCTTGCACGCTTCTTTCTCATTGCTTCAGATTCACCGGTCTTCGGCTTCCCTGCCGTTTTAGCTCCCTGCTGACCGAAACGAATAGTCTTAACTTTAGTGCCTACTTTAGCCACTACAATATGTGACTTTTTAGCATGACCAGGGGTTCTTTTTGGTTTATTAAAACCTGAAACTCCGGCTCTTTTAATTCTTGAGTCTTTCTTCTTAACGCTTTTTCTTTTTGCTGCCACGTTTTTTCCTCTTCGCAAACGTACTTACGTTCGTTGGCTTGCCTCCAGTATTACCGGCGGCTCTTTTACGACGAATTGCAGATTTTCTTTGTGCTGGACTCATGGATGCTGCTTTTGAAGCCGGTACGCATTTTGGATACTTTTTCTTGCCCGACTTATCTCTTCCACATTTTTCAAAACCCCCGCCCTTTTTAGGACGGGAGATATCGACCCACTTCTCTCCAAACCACTTAGTCAATCCACCTGGTGGTTTAACTCCTGCCATTTTAGTCTCCCGGACTAGCGCCTAGAAGGTCACTTCTTGCCTTTCTTCTTTTTCATTAATGCTTTTTGAAGTGCGGGTGGAAGTTTCTTCTGAGCGGCTGTTAAACCTCCAGTAGATTTCTTTTTACCCTTACCCTTTTTAGCGGGACGCCCTCTTTTCTTTCCGTAAGTTCCTTTACCTGCTGGCATTACTTGCTCCCCATGCGGTATCTACCGCCCTTGGCTTTGTAAGTCTTTACAAGCCATCCATTTGCATAAGCCGAAGGATAAACTGCAAACTTCCGCTTTGCTTGAGCTTTTACATTTGCATAAAGTTTTTTATTCGTCGGAACTGGCTTCTTCTTCGCCGTCTTCCTCTTCTTTACTGCCATCTGTTTCTCCGTACCAAGTGGCCCGGCCTTCTTCAGGCTTAGATTCACCCTTATCGAAAGCAATAGCTTCTTCTTCAGTTTCAAACCTATGAAGGCCTGTATTGTCATTTACAATCCATTCATTCGCTTTTTTTATTACAGTCATTAATTACTCCTTCCGTGTGAGAAATCACACGTACAGTCTTGACAGACTTCGTTAATACAATTTTCACACTCTTTGCCACAGTGACAATCATGCCCACATTTTCCACATTTTCTCATAGATCTCTCCTATGTATTACTGTGCTGAATATACGTCTATTATAGAGCACATTATTTAAAATGTCAAGAAATTTTTTTGATTAGGTTATAAATAAATTATTATCCCTAATAGTATCCCTATGTTGAATCCTAAAGAACACACAAAAAATAGATCTTTAATAAAGCTTTTTCTTTCAAAAACTTCTTCCCTCACTAGTCCGACAAGGGATTATCGAGGGCTCTTTGTAGCTTATTCTCAAGTCTCGCTTCTAGCTCTTTTATCTCTCTGCTAGTATCGGAAGTTAGAGCATCTCTTTTTGTCTCGAAACGCTCACTTGCTTTATCTATCATATCTCTTACATTTTCTTCGGAAGTACGCACCTTGGCTTCGACCCTATCCGTCTGTCGTTCTATTCTTAGTATATCGTCTTTTAAACCTGATTTAATATCTCGAGTATAGTCTATTGCTTCGTCAAGCTTTGTCTCTATTATTGCATTACGAGATTCAATCTGGTTTACATCGATATTTTGAACAATCTCTTTCATGTCCATATAATCTTTATAGAATTCAAACGTAGCCCAGGATGCCCCACCTAAAGTAGAAAGAGCTGTAAGAACTACTGCCATCTTTCCACCTTTAAACGTCATTCCTGCAACTTCGAACTCTGCCATTTAATTAGTCCCTTTGTCCCCCTGCGCCACAACTGATTGCGCAACGGGGATCTGTACTGTAGGAGGTGTTTTATCTCCTACAAATCTTAAGTTTCTTAAGTTGTTAAGTTCTGCTTTAAGTTTCTGAACTTCCATTCTTTTTATTTCTAGCTCTAATTTATATAGTGCATTACAATTAATTCTTTCTTTAGGCGCGCCTATAGGTATAGTTATTCTTGCATATACACTTACGTCTTTCTCTTGCCCTAAACTAGGGGTGCTTAATGGATCTGAGCTAAAAGAATTATTAAAAGGATCGTTATATCCTTCGTTAATTATACCCACAACTCCGAACTCTAAGTTTGTAGACGAACCAATAGCGTTCTGACATTCTACTCCGTCTGCACGAATTCTATCAGAAGCATAACTCTGTGGGCTACTAGGCAGATTTAAGTTCAGAGAACTTGTGTCTGCGTTGGCCACACTTGCGATTACTAATCCAAGTATCGCGATTATAAAAAATTTCATTTATTTCACTTTATTCTTGAACAAATTTTGGAGGATACTACAGTGGGTTCTAGTCCCGGTATATCTAGTATCTTAGACGTAGAGCAAATAAATCTTGCTTTTTTTAAATCTTTGTTACGAATGTATATTTCTACTTTTTTAGCTTCTAAGTACTTTAGTCTTACTACTGCATCGCTGCTAGCAAAAGTTACTGGACTCATATTACTGTCCAGAACAGTTAGCTCATAGTACTCGATATCCTTTCTTTTATTTAATAAGTCCATCTTTGCTACCACTACTCCTGCTATATAAGACGGAACTAATTTAGGATATGTCGGAGTAAATTCATGTGCGTAACTTTTGCTAGCATTGACCAAGAGCAATAGTAATACAAAATACCTCATTACTGAGCAATACACTCTGCTGTTACAGTTGCGGAATAGTTTCCTGCAGGTAGAGCTTTATTAACACCATAAGAAGCAGTTGATGTCACATCAAACCACACGCTGCCTGCAATAGATAGATCAAACTCTGTTACATTATTATAAGTTATTTTTCCGCTTTCAAATGCGGACATACCTGCATCTGAAGAGTCCCCTACTACTACTGATCCGGTCCACGCTACTGTATCTGAAAGAGTAGGTGACTGAGAAAACTGATTGGGATATGTTACGGTAGCGTGATAAGCATTTGCTGTTACGATATCATAACGAACCCTAGGCTTTACTCCACCGTCAGTAGGGGAGGTACTAAGAGTGTATGCATTTGGGTTACCATAAACACCATCAGTATCTGTTGTAATTACGCACTTAGACTGAACAGTACCATTAATAGGGACTGTAGCGGCTGCAGTGTGCGAAATTAAAAATGTTGAGGCTATAACAGCCATAGTTTTAAGTTTATTCATAAAAGTTCTCTAGTGCTCTTAAGCACGCTTTGATAACCTTAGTTATCGTACTGAAGTTCTAACATCTTCTCATGTTTTAGTTGTTGCGCAAATATAGCTCTTCTGGCTTTTCTATTGTCTGAGATCTCTTTGCGTTCAAACTCTAGAACATCATTATATTCTCCGCCATCTATTGCTTCTAAATAGGAGGTGGGAATAAAGTTCATTGCAAATAACGCTTGCTCCTGAAGTTGAGCCGAGTCACTCATCATTTGCATGTTTAGACCTCCAAGCATTTTCTCTAGGTCTACTTTGACTTTTTCGTTTCGTTTCTTTCGGTCATACTCTTCTTGCTCTTTTTCTCTCTCAAGCTCTGCTTTCTTTTCCATTTCGGCACGAACAAGCTCATCCTGTAAAGGGTCTTTAAACTCTACTACGGGAATAATATCTTCTAAGTTATAAGGGGCTTGGTAGTCTGGACAACTAGGGTCGCTTTGAGGATCAAAACAAGTATCATATTTATAAGTATAAAGAACAGAAGCGTTAGTTACGCTGCCTTCTCCTTCTACTTGTATGGAGCCATCGCCCCATCTTTCAAGAGGGAGAGCGCCAACTGGTATAACTTTTCGGATACTGTTTCCCAATAAGCCAGACCAATCATCTGTTTCTCGAAAAATGTAGCCGTCTCCAAGTGCATCTTCGTTTTGCACATGAACTAGCATATCTGCAGTTTCTTCTTTTACTGCTGTGTACCTATAAATAACGTTACTAACTGTAAGACCGGCCTGTTGCGGTAATACATTTTGCATTACCCAATTATACCCAGCTGAAGCAGCGTTTTGGCTAGTACCAAATACTTCCTCAGAGTAGGAGCAGGAGGAGTAGACTAGCAACGCCGCCAGCACCCCACAATGTCTTTTTAGTTGTTTCATCCATTTTTCCTTCGTCTTCAATTAGTTCTGGCTCTATATCTGTATGGGTCTCCCACCCAGCCTTAGCATCAGCTCCAATTAATCCGTCATAAGGACAGGGTGTTCCTGCCATCATCATTGCATCAAAAACTCTTTTGTCTTGACACATTACTGAGACTGCTGCAACTTTCATTCCCATATCGTAAAGAGTTTTTGCATTCTTTAACTTTTCACAATTCATATCTCGTTGAGTTGTGCCCATTGAGATACCAAGTATCTGTGTTTGTACCGCACCTGCTACTCCTACTGTACATAAATCGGAGTTTGAGATATTCATTGTCGGTGTTATCGCTGAAGGAGGCGGGGACTTTAATGTTGTAGTACTGTCTGTCTTTATTGTACTATCTGTTGTAGAGTCTGTTATAATTACATCTTCTTCTGCTGAGACTGCTGCTGAAAATACTAAAAGCAGTGGTATCCATATTTTTTTCATTTCTTTGCCTAAATTGGTTTATTGCATTATTAAAGTAACAACTAGTCCCGCTAAAAACATAATGATGACACCGCCCATTTGGATCTGTCTTTGTTCCATTCTGTCCAACTTTCCGTCTATATCATCCAGACGATTAAATGTTGTTTTCCATCGTTCTTCGCACTGTACTTCATGTGCGCGAAGCTCAGATTCGACGTGGCTTATGTGGTGTGCATCACTCATTATTTTATCAACTTTTCCATGAGCTTACCGTAGTTGCCCTGGCCGAAGGGTAGCCCTTCATTAATCTGTACATTTGTCTGATTCTTTACTTGCGTACCTTGGGCTTTTTCTAATTCTGTCTGAGCTTTAATTTCGTCCATTCTCATTTTATGGGCCATTTGAAGTAAGTCAGCAAGATCTTTACTGGAGTATACTCCACTTACCTGCGCCTCTTCTAATTTATTCGCGATCATTTCGTCTAGTAGACTCGCGATATTATTCTTGTTGCGGTAACCTATGTCCAAGTAAACAGTATCAATATATTTCTTGACCTCTCGTTTATTTAGGATTTCGACTACTTTATTTTCCTGAACGCCTAGTTGCTCGACGACTCCGCGAATATTCCCGAACTGCAAATAAGAGTTTGCTACTTCAAGGCCTTCCGGAGAGATTGTGGTTATTTCTTTACCCATAATCGCTATTATACTTCTCTATTGTTGTAATGTCAAGAACTTTTTTTGGTGTGGTTATTTTAAGAACTTGGTTCAGTGGGCCACGATATATCTTCAGGATCGTCTAAGTCTGCGGGTAGATTTGCTATAATGTCCCTAAGGGCTTGTCTATAAGTTGCCCACTCAGTTTTCTTTTCATCAGTAAGAGGGGAGTCTGCTCCTTGTGTCCAATCAGACATACCTAACTTCGACCCTCTATCTAAACGTATTTGCCAGTGTAAAGCATCTGTATCTATAACCCATGCATCTGACTCCCATTTGTAATAGGCCGTGGGCATAGTGCCTCTATTAGTCCATCCGCTTCCATTCCATGAGTTCTCTTGAACAAACTGAGAAGGATTTTGAAAACCTAAAGTTTCTAAATCGTCCTTCATTAGATGACGAACTATCTCATTTCCTGCTAAATCTACTTGAGCACCATCTGAGGGATATATCCCCGGTACTCCAGTGACTTGATATATTTCTCCTGAATCTGCATAGTGATAAACTAACCATGATATTCCTGACATAAATTAACTCCTTATTTTTGCTATAATTACGGGTGAATAGTTGTATAGAGAGTAAGTGGTTCCGAAGAGGGACAAGTAATTCACATATGTAATGCTAGTTGTTTGAAAATTAAATTGATTGAACCGCCAGGTTGAACCCCACTCTGGAGAACCTGCTCCAATCCAGATATCGGAAGTATCTCCACTATAAACTGTATTATTATGAAATAATGTGCCTGTAGGATATATACCAATAATTGTTAATGCTCGTTGGTATGAGTCTGAAAAAGTTTTAATATTATTCCCGCCTGCGTCAAACACTGCGATACCATAGCTTCCTGAAGAAGGGGGCGTATCAGAGTCTGTTTGTCTTAGACTAATTCTATTTACAGATACAGCGCCTCCTAATGTTATAGTATTACTTCCATAAGGTTTCTTTAGAAGAGGAACTCCACTAGAGGACCTGTTATATAAGATTATCTCATTTGTTTGTTTAGTGAAACTCTGTCCTGGAGTAAAAGACACCGGCCCTCCAGGAACTTGTAAAGAAGTCTGTAAATTACTATCTAGTAAAGTCGCTCCAGCACTATTAAATACTTGTATTCCGTGAGCCATATTTTAATACCTTAAAGCTGCCCATTTTACAACTGCTGGAGTAGACAGAGGGTTTGTAAGAGTAAAAGAGCCATTTCCTCGAGTAACTTGAACAGCGGTACCTAGAGTACCTGCGGGCTCATCATAAAATAATACTGATATTTCATTTGAATTAGTAGTAGTCATTCCAAGACAACTAATTGCAGAAGAAGTACCACTCCCGGGTACAGTTGTTGTTCCCTCTACTATCACTGAGGGAGTTTTATCATAAAAAGAGTCCAGTATAATAAGACCTGCTGAGTTAAAGACTTGGAACCCGTGTGAATTTGATGCGCTATCATTTTCAAAAGTTACTATTTTATTGCCTGAGGTTGAGCCACCCCAAGGACTTGAGGCAACTCCAGACCAAAGCCATTGAGTTGCTGTAATATAGCTGATGTACGAAATAGCTGCAGCCGTTCTAGGGTAAAAGTCTCCGTCTGGAAATATTAGTCCTCCAAAGCCAGCATTAGATAGCTGAGAAGTACTGTGTACCTGTAATCTAAGATATTTTTGTGAACTGTCCCACAGTAATCCTTCATACGCAGCTCCGCTTTTAAAATTACAGGTTCCGTCAGAAATAGAGCCATAAGTAGTACCCACACCTGAGTATCCTATTTGGTTCCCGCTGGTTCCTAATGTTACTGTTTGAGAGTCTACTGCCATAAACCACATTATACTAATAATAGGAAGAAAAGTCAAGAACTTTTTTTGGTACCTATATGAAAAAAGCCAGTGAGCATAAGCTACCGGCTTTTTGATTTACGAGGGGGAGAACTTAGCTGAGTATTGGTGCAATTGGTATTAGTACCAAAAATACAATCATTATAAACGGCAAGATAGCCTC